GCACGCCGTTGCTTACAGTACTCTCTCGTATTGGACAGCGTGGCTCAAATACCACTATCCACTAGAGTTTATGTTTGCTCTTCTTAAAAATGAAAAGGATAAAGATGGAAGAACTGAGTATCTTATTGAAGCAAAAAGAATGGGCATTAGTATTAAGTTGCCTCACATTAATGATTCGGATAAAGATTTTAAAATTGAGGGTAAGGGTATTAGGTTCGGACTCAGTGCTATCAAGTTCATATCTGACAAGATTGCAGAAAGATATATTGCAGCACGGCCTTTTAAGTCCTACAAAGAACTTGAAGAGTTTACCTTTACAAAAGGCAACGGAGTAAACTCTCGTGCACTTCAAGCACTAAGAGTAATTGGCGCAGCCACTTTTTCAGATCATCCACGCAATGATGATGAGATTAAAGAAAACCTTTATGAGTATCTAAACCTACCAGAGTTTAATATAACAATTCCATCTCATTACTATGCATTCATTAATGATGTTGAAGACTTTGAGGAAAAGGGTTCTTTTATTATTATGGGTATGGTAAAATCAATTAAACGAGGAACAGGGTGGTCACGAGTTGAAATTTTGGACAAGACTGGCAGTATCGGTATATTTGACGACGAAAATACCACTATTGAGACTGGTCGCACTTATCTTATGCTTGCAAGTGACAATAGGATTGTATCTACAATTCCTGTTGACGAAATAAAAGGATCTGATAAAGCGCTTATTAAATTCTTGAGTTATAAACAACTTCCATATACAGAAGAAGAAATGTTTGTAGTATCTTTCAAACCAAGAATGACTAAGGCTGGTAAGAAAATGGCAACGCTAACCTTAGCAGACACCAGTAGAGACTTGCATACGGTTACAGTTTTCCCTACTGCATTTCCAAAAGCGTATATGAAAATTGAAGAAGGCAAGGCCTATAAGTTTAGTTTTGGCAAAACAAAAGATGGAACAATAACACTGGAGGATGTAAATGGTTAGCATGGAAGAAGTATTAGCACAGTTAAACCCTAAGTTGCGTAAGACTATTATGACTGGAGATTCAGTTCCTCCAACAGAGTATGCAGAAACACCTAGTTTTGGTTTAAACCGTGCCTTAGCAGGTGGACTACCTTACGGTAGACAAGTACTCATATGGGGTTCAAAATCGTCTGCAAAGTCCTCTCTATGCCTTCAGATGATAGGTCTAGCACAGAAAGAAGGAAAGATCTGTGCATGGATTGATGCTGAAATGTCTTACGATCCAAAGTGGGCAGAGCGTCTAGGTGTTGATTCATCTAAGTTAATTTATTCACAGGCTCGTACAATTAATGAAATGGTTGATGTAGGAACAAACCTTATTAATGCTGGAGTTGATATTGTTGTAGTGGATTCAATTACATCATTGCTACCAGCAATTTATTTTGAAAAAGATTCAGATGAACTTAAGCAACTAGAAAATACTAAGCAGATTGGTGCGGAGTCTCGTGACTTTTCAAATGCTTGGAAGATGATTAACTATGCTAACAATAAAGTTAACCCTACGTTATTTGTTCTTATTTCTCAATCACGAAATAATATTAACGCAATGTATACAAGCCAGCAACCAACAGGTGGGCAGGCTACAAAATTTTACTCGTCAACAGTAATTAAACTGTTCTCATCAGAGTCTGATAATCAAGCCATCAAGGGTAAGATTAAGATTGGTGATAAGTTGATTGAAGAAAAGATTGGTAGAAAGATTAGATGGGAACTGCAGTTCTCAAAAACTTCTCCAGGTTTCCAGTCAGGCGAGTATGACTTTTATTTTAGAGGAGACGAAATTGGAGTTGACTCTATCGGAGACCTTGTAGATACAGCAGAGGCTGCAGGCCTTGTTAATAGAACAGGTGCTTGGTATCAGTTAGATGATGGTACAAAGGTTCAAGGTAGAGATGGATTTATTTCTCGTGTTAAAGAAGATCTCGATCTTCAAGAATCTTTAAAGAAAAAACTCTCAGATGGTTGATAAAGACTTTAAAATATTTGCAGGTAAGTTTCCTTGCAAAAAATGTCACGAAGAAGTTACTTCTTTAAGGCTTTGGCTTGAGTCGGGGGATGCTACATGGATGTGTACTAAGAAACATGTATCCAAAGTAAATCTCAAACCAAGTAAAAAGAAGAAAGCAGACTTTATAAATGAGTGAGCGTTCTGAATCAAAGCGTATAGGGGCAAAGCAACACAAGAACTCTGGTAGAAATAATACTAAGGGCGATGCCTCTTGGCATAACTTTGTTGTTGATTTTAAAGAGTGCTCAAAGTCTTTTACGCTTAACCAGGATGTATGGGCTAAGGCTGTTACTGATGCTCTTAGAAAGAGTATGGATCCTGCTTTGATTATCGTACTTGGCAAGGGAACTCAAAAGGTTAGGCTTGCTATAATTGAATTAGATATGTTAGAACAGTTAGTAGAAGGAGAATAAGATGACAGAAAACACAACGCTAGAAATGGTAAATGGTTTGGCAGAGATTGCAGAGTTTATGGAGGATGAAGAACTTACAACTGCTCTGTCAATGATTGCTAAGTTAATCATTAAGCCAGATATCCCTGCCCCAGTAGCAAGTATTGAGATTGTAAGACTTCAGGCAATTGCAGGAAAACTAGCACTAAAGGCTACTTGGATGGCAAATGTAGACAAGAATAATCGTGCAAAGAAAAACATATATTACACAGCAGCAGAGGCAGTTAACAACTTGGTATCAGCACTAAAATACATAATGCGCTAACCTGGTATACTTATATAAACAAAGGGATAAGATGACAAAAAATTTATTGCACCAAGTAATGATAAAAAATGTTTCTAGAAAGAATAATATACTGGACTCAGATGCTTTAATTGAGAAGATTCGTTCTGGATATGTTGTTAACCGTGGTCCAAAATTTACCACAAAGAAAACATTTGCTCCATCTACAATTGCATACTCTCACGGAGAGTGTCCAAGATATTGGTACCTAGCATTTGATGGGCAGACATTTGAAGATAACGCAGATGCTTATGGTGCAGCAAACATGACTGCTGGAACCCTGTCTCATGCTCGCATTCAAGATGCGATGATTGGTGCAGGCATTGTAAAAATATATAAAGACGATGAAGGCAATCCAACTACCGAATTTAAGATTCGTTATGACGATCCTCCGATCTTTGGTTATGGCGATGTAATGCTTGACTGGGAAGGCGAAGAGATCATTGGCGAAATTAAAACAATGCTCAATGAAGGATTCGAATACCGCAAAAATTCAATGAAGCCAAAGACTGGTCACCTAATTCAGTTGCTTATTTACATGAAAATTCTTGGTAAGAAAAAGGGCGTGCTTATTTATGAAAATAAAAATAACCATGAACTCCTAGTCTTGCCAGTTGAAGTAGATGACAACTATCGTCAATGGATTGATAATGCTTTCCAGTGGATGAAAGATGTTCGCCAAGCATGGGTTGATAGAACTCTTCCAACTAAAAATTATAGATCTAATTCTAAGATTTGTAAAACCTGTCCCATCCAAAAAGCATGTGCAGATGCTGGAGATGGAACAATTAAAATTAAGTCCATGGAGAAGTTAGTTGAAACTTTGTAGCAAATGTGATACTTACTTTACACCAAAAGTTTCTTACCAGATATACTGTACGGAAACTTGCAGGGATATAGCAACAAGAGAAAAAATTGCAGAAAGATACAGCATTACTCGTAGGCAAAATCGCAAGGGAAAAGAAAAGAAATGTTTAGGCGGATGTGATACTAAACTTTCAATCTATAATGACTCTGGATTCTGTGCTAATTGTAATGTTAGTAAAAAGGCAGTAGATAAAATGCTTAAAGAATTGAAAGGATTTATTGAGTATGAGCAAGAATAAGTGGGGTATAGAGGTTATGCCTAATACTATTTGTGCTATAGATGCTAGTACAACTAGCATTGCGTTTGCCATATTTGATACCAAGCAAGAGTCTTTAGGTGCAGTTGGAAAAATTTATTTTGAGGGTAGCAATATCTACGAAAAAGTAATGGATGCTGGCCAAAAGGTTAAAGCCTTTATTGATTATTATGGTGGGTTTGAGTCAATCATAATTGAGCATACAGTATTTATGAATAGCCCTAAGACTGCTGCAGACCTTGCACTAGTCCAAGGGGCTATTCTTGGTGCAGCAGGACAATCAGGAACTAAAGTTATTGGTCGGGTAGCACCAATAACATGGCAAAACTATATTGGAAACAAAAAGATTTCTAAGGATGAACAACTTTTAATTCGATCTCAGAACCCTGGCAAATCTGTTTCGTGGTATAAAGCATATGAAAGAATGTTACGTAAGGAAAGAACCATTAAATTTATAAATACTATCTATGATAGAGTTATTACAGACAATGATGTTGCAGATGCTTGTGGGATTGGGCATTGGGCAATTAATAATTGGGATAAGGCAACATCATAATGAGCGACAGAGATACCTTTTCTTTTAAAGAAGAAGACACCCCAGTTGATCTATTGATTCATACTTTATCCCCAACCAAATGGTTGTTAATTGACAGAGAAACTGGCCAAGTATATCAAGGAAACCCTGGTGGGTTTTGGGATAAACTTAAGACAATGGAAAGAGATGAGTTATAATGCCTGAATTAAATGCAAACATACCTCCCATTAATTGTTATGTTAGAGGAAACTATTTGAGAAATCATCAAGATAGCCACGATAAATATTTTGAGTGTGTAATTTTTGGTGTCTCTAGTTTAAAATCTAGAAGCCCACTTTTCCATATCATGATGCCAGATGGAGGACTTTGGTGGAGACTTCCAATCTCTGCTTTTTGTACAGAGCCAGGAGTTCCAGAAGTCGATCTACATAACTTGGTTTTATGGAATTCTTTCAGTCACCATATTGCTGTAACAAGGTTTGAAAACCTAACAAACCTCAGAATGTCTTATATAGATAGAACAAAGACAATGAACAAGGGAACCTACCTGTTCACTCTAGACTGGCATAATCCAGATACAAATGTTTTAGATGATGGATATTCTGAAAGCCCAGCAGATCATAAGTGTGGTCATGTTATACAAAGAGATGATGGAAACTTTGCCATTCAGCCTAACAATAGAGTTCGTATATACGAGCCATCCTTTACTCTTGAAAAAGACTACCTGATTGATAGAATCATTAATGAAAAGAAATATGATGTTGAAAATCAAGATAAGTGGATCTTAGAAAACTCTGATAGGTTTAACTATGATATTTCTGAAAAAGAAGTTGATAAATAACGATATGGCTGCTAAACTATATACATCAGAGACTTTTATGCGTAAGCGTTATCTTATGGATAAAAAGACTCCAGAAGAGATTGCAAAGGAGTGTGGATGTACCGTGGAGACTGTATATGTGTACCTTGCTAAATTTGGATTAAGGAAATCAAAAAGATGAATAAATTGCAAAAGTTGATGATTGGTTTAGGTGTTTCAGGTGCGGTTGGAATTACATTTGTAATGACAGCGCTAAGGGGATTGCCAGAAGCATTTGAGTGGGAAGAAGATGAAAAGAGTGAGTGAAGAGACGCAGTTTACAATTGCACAGGTCTGTGATGAGATCAAGGCTATGCTTATTGCAAAAAATAAATCCTATGGAGACTCAGCACTAAACCCAGTTAGAATTTTTGCAACATCAGATAATGTTGAGCAACTTCATGTAAGAATTGATGACAAGTTATCTAGAATAACAAGAGGTGGATCATTCATCGGAGACAATGATGTTGATGATCTAATTGGCTATTTGATTTTATTAAAAATAGCAAGGGAGTTAAATAGTGTCAACTGAAGAAGAGTTAGTTAAACATCTTGATACAATGAATGATGTTGTTGGAGAATATCTTAAGGGTAGTGACCCAACGCAAATTTCAAAAGAGTTGGCTCTTCCAAGAACTAGAGTAGTTGCATACATTGATGAATGGAAAGAAAAAACATCTAACAATATTGCAATTCGTGCAAGGGCTAAGGACGCTCTTGCAGGAGCAGACGCACACTATAGTAAACTAATATTAAAGTCATATGAAGTTATTGATGAAGCCTCAATGACTAATAACCTTGGCGCAAAAACCTCAGCAATCAAACTGGTTATGGATATTGAGTCCAAGCGTATTGATATGTTACAGAAGGCTGGTCTGCTTGAAAACAAAGAACTTGCTGAAGAGATGGTTGAGATTGAACGCCGTCAAGAAGTTCTTGTTGGTATTCTTAGAGACATAGCATCAGAGCATCCAGAGGTTCGTGATATTATCATGCAAAGACTTTCTGCGATTGCAAAAGAAGGAGAAGTGATTACAGTTGTCCACGATGTTCAATGATTTCTTAGAAGTACTTAAAGAAAATCATTTTATTGAAAAGCCTGTTGACGCAAAGACTTTTGTTGAGTCTCCAGACTATCTTGGACAGCCAACCCTTTCTGATATTCAATATGACATTGTTGAAGCAATGAGCCAGATCTATCGTAAAGAAGATCTTGAAGATCTATATGGATCAGTAGAAGGCGCAAAATATTTTAACAAGTACACAAAGAACGAAATCATTCTGCAACTTGGCAAGGGATCTGGAAAAGACTTCGTATCAACCGTAGCATGTGCATATACCGTATACAAACTGCTATGCCTAAAAGACCCTGCTGTTTATTATGGTAAGCCTGCAGGAGACGCTATTGATATTATTAACGTCGCTATCAACGCACAGCAGGCTAAGAATGTTTTCTTTAAAGGTTTTAAATCAAAGATTGAAAGATCCCCATGGTTTGCTGGAAAGTATAATGCAAAAGCAGACTCAATTGATTTTGATAAATCTGT